TACACAAATAATACTACCATAATTCATGCCACAAATCAAGCTCAAATTTTTACCCTCCTTTCCTTACACAAATAATACTACCATAATTCATGCCACAAATCAAGCTCAAATTTTTACCCTCCTTTCCTTACACAAATAATACTACCATAATTCATGCCACAAATCAAGCTCAAATTTTTACCCTCCTTTCCTTACACAAATAATACTACCATAATTCATGCCACAAATCAAGCTCAAATTTTTACCCACCAATTTCAACACACCAAAACACATACCCCGCCACCAGGCACCAACAAACACAACACAAAACAAACCATACCCATACCTTCCAATTATTCATAACCAAAATACTTCCATAAAAATAAGCAATAAAAATAACACTGTTAATTATAGCAAATATCTGCTATACTGTAAGTGTCAGTTAAGGGAAGGGGATAAAGATGAAAGAATACAAATATGATTGTAATAAATTGGTTGTTACAGTACTAACAGTCAGTGGCAAGGTATGCGATTTTGTGTTTACAGTTAAAACTGATATTAACGGTCATTGTTACGCCTCGTATTATTCCGACACCAATAGTTGTGCTTATAAAGTTCCCGTTGATGGTTTTACCGAAACTATTGATTTATTCAATTTACTTAATCGAAAAGAAGATATAGAATACTTTCTATTTATTCGGGAGGTATCATGAGAGCCTTAACAAAAACAATTATCAAGCTCACAATTAAAGCCTGGGTAATTATGGTTATGCTATACATTATAGTTATTCTGATTAGGGGCTAATCATGACCACTTTTGACAAAGTACTAATAACCCTAACACTTCTATTATTCTTTTTATTACCTATTTCTAGTTGGTTTATATGGTAGACATTGAAGAAGTAAACAACAAATTGCACTTAACGTTTCCATCACTTGAATATATCAAAATCATAAGTGACGTTGATTATTCCTACTATGAAATTAGATTTATACTGGTAATGAGAAAACGCGACAAACTAGGTCGTAAAGTTAGCAGCAAACAACGAATTATTGCGTACAAAACCGACACAATGTATAAAGAAGCTTGTAAAGCGGTTAGACGCTTTATTAATAAAGACCAGGGAAAGGGGTGAATATGATTCGTAAGAAGTTTGTCGAAGTCAAAGCCACGATCACCGACGGCGAAAGAGATTTAGGAGTATACACGTATACGGGTAAGCCTGTATCAGATATGCGACTATTGAAAATGGTACGCCGCGAAACTGGTAACAACTTCGCAACACTCAAAGGCATTATCAAGACTGATAAAGTTTTTGAAATGTCCGAAGATGATTTTATTAAGTATGCTACCGTAAAGGGGAACTAAAATGGCTGAATCACTTGCACTTATTCGCGAAACTAATGAATCTCTTTCATTCGACGAGGCGATCAAAACAGGCGTAAACGCCTACGGAATTGTAACTTCTTTCGACGTTGAATCTGACGAAGACAAACGCCGACTTTTTAAGGCACAGAATACCGCCGCTCCATTGTCAGATATGGAAGGAACCTATATTGATATTGTTGATATCGCGTTTACCACCTCGTCTTTTATCAGTGGCGACGAAGAGGGCGAAAAGACGGACAACCCCGCCGTTATTCTTATCGACCAAGAGGGCGAATGTTATTTTTCCGCATCATTGGGAGTTTATGAATCAGTAAAGGCGCTTATTAACTCCTACGGAATGCCTAAGACCTGGGATCACCCTATTAAGGTAGTGACAAAAACCCGATCCACTCGAAACGGTCGAACCTATCGTTATTTAGATATGTAATAGGTTTCATAAATTTTAGTTATTGGTAGCCCCTACCCCGTAACTGGGGAGGGGCTTAATTTATCGGTTAAGGCGGTGCGGTATGGCTATTACCAAAAAAGAACTATCACGACTACAGAAAAACGCGAGAAATAAGCTTTACCGTATGCGTAAAAAGGGAATTACTAACGCTCAAATCAATCAAATGGCAGTACCCGTCAAAAGTTGGGACGAGGTGCAGACTATGAGCGTTCGTGAGCAAAACGCCTACGCGCGCCAATTACGAGAGTTCAACTCACGTGAAAATAGAATCGAGACACAAGGTAAATCGTTAAATTACGTATTACAACGTAATAGCAATATAGCCTTGCCCTACGAAAAAGTCTTTGAATACCGAATTGTAGAAGCAGAGCGAAACATAATAAGAGCGGAGCGCCGTGCAAGGCTCGAGAGCATACGTGAAAATGTAGAGCTAAACAAGCCCGATGATGTAGTAGCAGCAGTGGAATCGATCACAAAGAATTTACCAGAAAAAATTAGCCGCGAAGATTTCGGGCGCGGGGGAACAGAAAATTTAGTAGCACAGGTAGAGCCACGTAACACGGCTTTTAAGTCGTTAGAGCAGTTAGAAAATGCCATTAAAGCCTATAATCATTCTGTTAAGAATGCACCTAAGACCGACGAAGCGTTAACGCGTCAAAACAGGGGTTATATAGAATCGGTTACTAATCGACTAAGCGATGAGGGCTACTTAACAGAGGAATTAGCCGAAATACTTAATAACTTAAATGACGATCAAATATATTATCTTTATCACTATACCGTTTTTGATGCACTTACTGCCGTTTATCGATATCAACAGGACTATGATAAAGGGCATTCAAGCGTTGCCGATGCTACTAAAGGCACTAATTACGACCGCGTTTGGTCGATGCTTAATATTGTAAAGAATATATAGAGCCATGGACTATGCAGAGTATGCAGCCGATTTTGAAACCAATACAAGTGAAGAGGGAGTGGCTAAAAATCCCGTCTGGGCGTGGGGTGTCTGCCTGGTAGGAGATAACAATAGTTTTATCTATGGCGTTTCAATCGAAAGTTTTATAGACACGATCTTAAATTTTAACAACGCGCGGATATGGTTTCATAATTTGGCGTTTGACGGAAAATTCATAATCGATTATCTGCTAAGAAACGGTTTTAAGCACGTTGAACAGATAAATGACAATAAGCAACTAAGCACGCTTATTGATGATATGGGACGCTTCTACTCAATAAAGTTTCGAGCAATGGATAAAGAAGTTATTTTTGCCGATAGTTTAAAAAAAGTAACTATGTCCCTTGCAGAAGCGGCCAACACCTACCATCTTAATATGAGTAAAGGTGAGATAAACTATAGTGTTTACCGACCAGCAGGGCATGAGTTGACCGAGCAAGAATTTGATTACTTGCGGCGTGATGTGTGCATATTGGCACAAGTGCTAGAGCAGCGTTTAAAGATGGGAACGAAGCTCACAACGTCGGCGGATTGTTTAGCGGTTTATAAGGATCTCATTGAGCGAAAGAAGTTTGATAAACTATTCCCGATGCTACCAAAACGAGCGGATCACGACATTAGAAAATCGTATAGGGGCGGTTATGTGTACGTTAATCCGATCCACCAAAATAAGACTTATATAAAAGACGGTGTGTCGTTAGACGTGAATAGTATGTATCCCTACCAGATGAGATATAAGGCATATCCGTATGGCTTGCCTGAATTTGTGATGAACGAGAGCGAATTAGACGGCCTTTATATTGCCTGTATTGAGTACACCGCACAACTAAAGCCCGGGTGTTTGCCCTGTATACAGATTAAGGATAACCCTAAGTTCAACTCCCGAGAATACCAGCGAGATATTAAAGAACCATTGATAGGATGGTTCACTAGTGTTGATCTTGAACTTATGCAAGATATGTATGACTTAAACATAATCGACTTTTTAGGGGCTTATAAGTTTAATAGTCAATACGGGCTCTTTGATGATTATATAGACATTAACAATTACAACAAGACACATGCAACAAACTCTGGTGAACGTTTTCAGGCGAAATTGTGCAATAATTCGCTTTATGGAAAGTTCGGGCAAAAAATTCAGGGAAGCAAGAAAATCCCCGTTTTACAAGATGATACGGTTAATTACAAGCTGGTAGAAGGTGACGATCGCGACCCCGTATATATCCCTATTGCCTCGTTTGTTACCGCTTACGCGCGAGACTATCTAATTAGAACGGCGGTTAGGTTTGGCGATAATTATATATACAGTGATACCGACAGTATTAAGGCGTTCGGCGATGTGCCTGAGTGGTTAGAAACCGACCCAAAGAAGTTGGGATATTTTGACTGTGAATACCGTTTTAAGAAGTGCCGTTTTATCAGACCGAAAACCTACGCGGTGCAGTTTGAAAATGGTGATTATTCCTATACATGTGCTGGCATGCCTCAAGGGCTTAAAGATGTGATGAAGTTTGATGATTTCAAAATTGGCTTTACTAACGACATTAAACTTATTAAAGATATGAATAATTTTGATAAAAAATACTTATCAAAAGATTGTTATAAGTTGGTGCCTAAGCTGGTAAAGGGTGGCGTTATACTTGAAGAAAGGCCGTTTACTATAAGGGGGTAATATATGCAAGTTGAATTATATGCGGCTTTAATTGTGATGCTCTTTATAATCCTTGATTTTGTATCAGGAATTATTAAAGCAGTAATTAAAAGTGAGTTATCAAGTACAAAGATGCGTGAGGGCTTGATGCACAAGTTGAGTTTTATTCTCGCGCTATTGTTGGGTTGGCTATGTGAGTGGTCGATGCCTATTTTGGGCCTGCCTGACGTTTTCGGGGCGGTTTATATGGCTGTAGCCGTTTATATTTCGTGCACCGAAATAGTTAGCATTTTAGAAAATTTAGGAGAGATAAACCCTGAATTAAAAACTAGTAAATTTTTGTCGCTTTTTGGTGAAAATAGTACCGATAATAAGGAGGGCTAAATAATGAGTGTAAACATTATCGAAACTAATTTATCTTTTAAATCGATGTCTAACCGATCTCGCACTACTCGTATAATCTTGCATCATGCGGCGGCTAAGTCTTGTACCGCTGAACAGATCCATCAATGGCACCTGAATAATGGTTGGTCGGGTGCGGGTTATCATTTCCTCGTTCGTAAAGACGGCAATATTTACCGCTTACGACCAGAAAACAAGATAGGCGCTCACGCGTCAGGATCTAACTCCGATTCGGTGGGCGTATGCTTCGAAGGCGATTTTATGAGTGAGACCATGGGCGAAACACAGCGCAAGGCGGGCTCCGAATTAGTAAGTTATCTCAAAAGCAAATACGGAATTAGTAAGGTACAGCGGCATAGGGACGTATGCGCTACCGACTGTCCTGGCACCAATTTTCCGTTTAGTGAAATTGCAAATAACGGTTCTTCAACTTCTGCTACTACGTCGGGCGGTTCTGGAGCTCTGAGCGTTGACGGTTGGATAGGTGTAAATACCAACAAAAAGGCACAACGTTATTTCGGTACACCTGTAGACGGTGTTATGAGCAATCAGGATCCTAAGCAAAAGCGCTACTATCCGCGTATTGATTCGCGAGCAATCAACTACAACGGCGGTAATGGATCTAATCTGGTAGGAGCTATGCAACGTTTGTTTGGCGTAACCGATGACGGCTTCATGGGCATAAAAACCGTAAAGGCAATGCAGCAGTTTCTAGGTGTTTGCGTTGATGGTATCCTAGGGCAGAATACCGCTAGCGCATGGCAACGGTGGTTGAATGAGCGTTAACCTTGTTGTAAAATCACTTGTACAGATAGCGCCGCCGTTTATAAGTAGTATGTAAAGTATCACTATAAGACAAAGCCTTGCGGCTATTGGTGATATAGTCCCTTGTCCCTGACTCGACGCTTACTCGGTATGGTCTATCTGTAAATATACGGGCTATTGGTATATAATTAATACCGATAGCCCTTTTTATTTTTAGGAGGTAAAACGGATGGATATTTTCGAGCTGCTATCGGGTATCACTGATGAGATTGAAGATTACCCCGCGTACTTATCCAATATCAATGATGCTTTTACGTCTTATAATGACGGTCAAGTAGCATTGATTGAACAGCGCAACCAAGAGATTGAAGAATTGCGCCGTGAAAACACTGATTTGAAAGCCAAAAATTATGAATTGATTATGGCAGAAACTGGTAAAGTCGATGAAGAGGAAGAGCCCGAAGAAACCGAAGAATTAACCATTGAAGATCGCGTTAAAGAAAACCTATTGAAGGAGGACTAATGGCGGCATCACTTACACTAAGCAACGCCGAAGTGCTTAATATGGTACGCAGTGAAGCGTCGGCGGGGTATCAGGAGCGTATTCCTGCAGCAACGCGCGGCAATATTGCGAAAATTTTTGAAACATTGAACGCGTACACCCCACTTATGAATGAGTTCAATGACCAGTTCGTAAACCGTATCGGTTTAACCGTTTTTCAAACGAACTCTTACCGCAATTCATTATCTCCCTTGAAGCGCGGCGAGCAGCAATTCGGCGGAATGATCCAAGAAGTACAGGGCGGACTTATTCAAGCTGAGCACTACGATCCGAACAACACTAACCCGTTCGGCGCACCAAAGCCTGACATTGAGGTAAACTACTACAGCGTAAACCGTCAAGACGTTTACCCGATGCGCTACAATCGCGACCAGTTGCGCCAGGCGTTTGTTAACGACGGCGGTTTGTCCTCAATGATTAATGATATTTTGGCTATGCCATTAAAGTCCGACCAGTGGGACGAATACTTGATTATGCGTAATCTTGTAAAGGGCGCACATGATGCATGGACTATGCCAACAGTTAAAGTACCTGACATTTCAACAGCAAGCGATAAAGAAGCAGCAGGAAAAGAAATTGCCGTCGCTATGCGTGAGCATTATTTAATGATGCGTGACTTTATCAAAACTCAATACAACCCAAAGCATATGCCCGTATCTAGTGACGAGCTGGTAATTCTGGGGACACCCGCGTTCTTTGCGTATTTCGACGTTGAGGTATTGGCGGCGGCTTTCCATATGGATAGGGCAAACTTTATCGCTGACCGCACTATTGTAGTAGATGATTTCGATATTGCGGGCGCTCAAGCGGTACTTATTGACGCAAGCGCATATATTTGTGCTGATAATCTGGTAGCTAACGACACTATTTATAATCCACGTACCCGTGACTGGATCAGCTATCTTCATCACTGGGGAACTTATGCATTGTCTGACATGCGTAACATGCTTTTGTTCTCTTCTACCGAAGAGGATAATTTGGGATCCGTCACCGCTAAGACCGTAACAAGTGTAAGTCTCGCACTTACTAATACAGTTTCTAATAATGCCGTTCTTGAACCAGGCGCAGAAATTGAGCTTACGCCAAAGGTAACCTATAGCGATAGTTCTAGCGATGAAGCGGTATTTTATCTCATCACTGACATGAGCGCGACCACTCCGACTGCTACCATCGCGGCAACGCCTAATGTTATCAGCCCCGATACAGGTACGTATGTGGACGATCAGAATGTATTGCACGTATCACGTAATAGCACGTATAAAACTCTTAACATTACGGCTTACGCGGCAGCCAATAATACCAAGCTGGCAAACCTTAAACTTAACAAAGTAGGTTATTCAGCAGGTTAAAATTAAAAGGGGGTAAAATGAAAACAACGTTTACTCCCTCGTCATGGCCTGCACAGTCCCGCGTTACGCTATGCCGCGTGACGTGGGACTCGTCATATAAAGATGTAGTATCTTTTGCAGACCAAGAAGCGAGGGATAACTATTTTGCATCACTAACTAGTGATTCGCTGACACTCGATAATTACTCATACCTAAAACCAAATGAACCAATAAATTTAGGCCTACCCTATAGCGCGGCTTATACTTATAACTATTGCGTGGTAGAAAACCCTGAGCAGCCCGTACCAGGTGAACTAACACCGCCAAAGCTGTATTACTTTATAACGTCGGTTGCAATGGTTAACCCGTCAACTACGGCAATCACGCTACAACTTGATGTTTTTCAAACATACTTATTCAATTTTCGAATTAGTCAAGCGTTCGTGGTGCGAGGGCACGCGGCAATACAAGCAAGTTGTAACGTTTCAAACAACAATGCCCCGTATACATGGCGGCGGTATTGTTCGGTTCCCGAATCGTTAGATATTGGTAACGAATACAATATAACGGATGTGCAAGTTCTCAATTTATCGGTGAATCGATCAGAAGAGGCGGAGGATAGAAACGGCCTTTCACTTATTGTTCAATCTACGGGCGATCTTGCCGCCGACTGGGGAACCGTTACTAATCCATCTTTTAGAACGTCAGATGGACAGTTTACTGACGGTATTATCTCATCGTGCAATGTTTATGAACTAAGACCAGATGACTATAAAATCTTATGTGAACGCTTGCGTGAAGCTCCCTGGGTAGCTCGCACGATTTTGTCCGTTACACTCTTTCCTAAGGCATTTTTAACTGATGGACCAGACGTGCAATTAAATGGTGTGAATGCGAAATTTTTAGGTACTACGCCCGACGAGGGGGAATTTTGGACTGATAGGCAATCACTTGCCAACAGGCTAGGGCAATCTATAAACAGGCGTTATAGAAACCTAAAAAAGTTGTTATGTTATCCGTATTCGGTAATTGAGATTACCAATTACACGGGAAGCCCGCTATTGCTCAAACCTGAACTAACTAACGAAAACACCCTAGCCTTGCGTCAAGTTGCATGCGCCGCCCCACCTTATATGCGCCTTGCCTTTTATGTGCCTTATTATGGTAGTGATGTCGGGTTAAACGGCAGCTTGCCAGAGGACGAAGATTATTATTATTTTGTATTGGATGATACCGAGCCAAGACGAGAGGGAACCTATCGACCAGAAAACTATATAGACAATGCGTTATGGTTCAACAACTTGCCTACTTTTAGCATCGTTAACGACAATTACATTTTGTATCAGGCTACCACGGTAAACACCCGTAATTGGCAATACAATAGTGCGGGCTGGTCGCTTAACAAGTCAAACGCTAATACGCAACTAAGCTATAGCCAAGCACAACAACAGTTGGCTAATAATCAAGCCAATATGGATGTGCAGAATGCAAGCAGAATTGCAAACGCTGCACTGGGCACCGTGGGCAATCTAACGGGTGGCAATGTTGGCGGCGCGGTAATGGGTTTAGTCGGTGCAGGCGTTGATTATTGGGCGGCAAACGAGCAGTTCAACAATAACCAAGCGCTACAGTCGGGCTTCGCTACTCAAAACGCCGATCTTGCACAGTGGGCAGCGCAAGGCGACTATCAAAATGCAATCGCAGGAATTAATGCAACCGTTCAAGATATGGCACTATCACAGCCAAGCGTTATCGGACAGCAAGGCGGCGATGGTTTTAATCTATGCAACGGTATTTTTGAAATTGCTATTCGTTTCAAAAATATCAATAGCAATATGCAGCACGTTGTAGGTGAGTATTTTCTACGCTACGGATACGCAATCCACGAATTTATGGCGCTACCAAAGAACTTGAATTGCATGGAAAATTTCACTTATTGGCAGTGTAAAGAGGTATACCTTAATTGCTCGAAAGCCGATGAGGGAGCGAAAGAAACTTTACGTGGCATCTTTGAAAAGGGAGTTACGGTGTGGAGAGACGCCGCGAAAATTGGTAATATAGATATCGCAGACAACGAACCGTTAGGAGGTGTATTGTATGACTAAACAGTTAAAACCTGGTGAATATCCCCTTGATTACCCTATTCCATTGTCTGATATGGCAATCGGGCGAAACTGGATCCGCGAAAAGTATTCGAATAAGTACGAATACTATGACAATCAAGCCTTTATGTTTTGGGAAGATTATTTGTCAAACATTGCCCTTGCAGCGTTTAAGTGGGAAAACTTACCCGCAGGAATCGACCCCCGCGCGTTAGAATTTATCTTCTTAAATTGGGGAATGGGCGGACTGTTTCAGGAAAGCGGCGGATTTTTGTTCGCACAGTGCACGCCTGTAGATACGTATAACTTATATTACAATCCTAACGAGGTTACCCTAGTTAGCCCTGTAGGTCGTACCTGGATCCGCCATAATCAGCCCTGGGGAATCGCTGGGGACGGTGAAGAAATCACCTACCGACCCCGCGACTGTGTAGTAGGGTTTGACAATATGAGACGCACACCCCTCAATTCTCATATTAAGTATTTCGCCCGTCGTCTCGCGACTTATGACGCTATAGCGGATCTGAATACAGGAGCCCAACGAACGCCCTATATTATCCGTACAAGCGAACAGGCGCTAAAGTCTAACCAAGAACTATATTCTAAGCTTGAGCGTAACGACCAGGTATTATACTTAAACGATGCGCCAGGCACGGGAACGCCCGAGGTCATGCAAACGCAAGCACCCTATATAGCAGAGGATATTTTCAACAATCAGAAGAAAATTCTTGATTTGGCGATGACAATTTTTGGAGCTGATAACTCAAACACCGAAAAGCGCGAGCGTGTGCAAACTAGAGAAGCAATGAGCAACAATGAACAGATTATGTTATTGCGCCGATCTCGTTTAATGTGTCGTGAACGCTTTTGTGAAGAAGTTAACCGTACGTTTGAGCTTGACAAGCCTATTAGTGTTTCCTGGGCGGTGCCTCACATGGCGGAGCCCGATGATGCACGCTATCCAACACTAACGGGGAATGAAGGGTGGATCTAAAAATGTTAATAGCTGGTAGTTACGAAAATTACTATGATACGCCCGACCTTGACAGTGTTTTAAGACTGTACGGGTACGATCTAGGCATGAAAGATTACCCAATATGGGACGAGTCCAAGCGTGATTGGTTGAATGAAAAGATTATCAATCATTTTCGCTACCGAAAAATTAGCGCGCAAACATCAACCCAATTTGTATTTTTCTTAAACCGCGCACTAGACGAGAATATGGCAGCTATCAATCCCGTTTTTATCGCTCTTGAAAAAGCAGCGCAGGACGAAAGATGGCTGTCTTATATGACGGGCGATAAGTCAACCACGACCAACAATGCAGGCAACGAAAACGAACAGATTTTTTCTAATACTCCGCAAAATCGCCTGTATGAAGAGGGAGGGGAAAATTACGCCACTAACATAACACAATCAACGGGAACCAATACCAACAATGCAACTACAGAAGCAACGCATTACGGCATTAATAACATGGTATCTACTGCATTGAGTGAGTGGTTATCAGGCGTTAACAATGCGCTGCAAATTGTTTTCGGGGCGTTGGAACCGTGTTTTATTCAGGTTTATTAGTAAGGAGGTATCACAAAAATGAGTATGTTTAACTATCCTAGTGACTTTGATATAGCCTATCAGGGCTACCAGTACCCTTTGCCACCAAGCTGGAAGTGTGCAATTAGGCTTGAAGATCAGATACAATGGCTTTTGCAGGCGCTTCTAAAAATCAATGATGAAGCGGTTTCACAGTCTATTCTTGAAGCGGGTCTAGCTGATAATTTAGAACAAGCCAAAGAATATGCCGATGCTTTATACAACGCTTTGAAAAACCAGATAGCGGAAAACTACGAGGAATTGGACGAGAGAATTACTAATATCTATGCGGGTATTAGTATGTGGCTATCCCCTGTAGTAGATGGTAATAAACGTTACGCGCCCTATATCAACAAACAACTGTTCAATGCAGCGCGACCATACGCGGCAACATACGCGGAATTTAAGACTAAATACGGTGAAATGACTTACTCACAAGTAACAACGGCCTTGCGCGATTGGACACTTTACCAGCTTGCATTTTATGCGGCAGTGCTGCTTGATTTAATCCAATTTGGTGACTTTGAGCAGGTTTTGGAACGGTGCAAGCCCTACCCGATTGATGATACAATATATACACCGAGCACCCCTAAGACTATTCATACGTGGGATGATCTTAAGAAATACGGTGCACTGGCCTATATAAAGGAGGATAAATAATGGCTACTACTAACTACTCTTTACCAACACTTGATAATACAGCGCTATTTGACCTTGTAACCGACTATAACGCACTTGCAAACGCTACCGATGCAGCACTTTCACAAGTTGCGGGGGTTGTACCAACAGAAACCATTACGGAAATGCAGGGACAAATTAGCGCATTGCAGACGTTGACGGGATCTCAAGGCTCGCAGATTACCGCGCTGCAATCGCAGATGACCACGGCAAACGGTAACATTTCAACCTTGCAATCTGGATTGCAGACCGCTAATAGCAATATTGGAGCATTGCAAACAGGGATCCAAACCGCTAACAGCTATATTAATGCCCTTATTAATTCTTTCAAGCTTACGGCGGTTACATACCAAGGAGCTGAAATACATTCGGTCGCATCAACTGGCGCTGTGCTGAACGTGCTAAAGAATACTGACAATACCATTATAAATATCTACGGTCGAGTTGTTTTTTCGTCAGCTGTTACACCAGTAGCCATACCAGGTATAACAGGCTATTATGGTGTTAAAACTAACGTTACAGTTGGCAGATTAAGCAATGCTTATTTATTCGATTGTAGTGGTTGCTTATATTTTTACTCAGACACTGAAACACGCTACCTGTCACAAAACCCCAGTACAGCCTTTGCACTAGGAACCGACGGGTACGTATATTTAATCTGCACCAAAACAAATGAACAAATTACAGCAGATACGCGAGTTTCTATATATAACTCCTTGAAATTACTAGGAACACCAGTTGACTACGTAACTGAGAGCGAATAATGCCTGATACTAGGACAATATGCTACTATGCCATGTATGTAATTGGTGAAGTCGAGAGTAATTGGAACTGGCAATCAGTTTATTACAACGATCCTATTACTATTGGAATGATGCAATGGTTCGGCACGCGTGCCGCCGCGTTGCTGAATCGCATGCAAACTGAGCGACCGACCGATTTTGAAATGTTGGCGGATAGTTTGAAGAGCTCGTTATCAAGCAACGATCAAAACAACAGCTACTGGAACGCGCGATATTTAAACCAGAGCGAGGGCGAAAGTGTTTCAAACGCTTTCGCCTCTACCGAATCGCATATTGTTCAAGAAAATCAGGCTATAACAGATTTCGAGGGGTATATTTCAACGCTTGAGGGGTGGGGGTTGTCGCAAGATAACCCCAAGCCCTTAATTTTCGCTATGAGCATGTATCATCAAAGCCCCGCCCGTGCGGGTGATGTGGTGGCAACCGCTGGCGGTAGTGCCACGCTTGATAGAATCTACCAAGTTTGTCTTAATAACGGAGTATTAGGGCAATATCGCAACCGCTACACTACCGTTTACAATCGCTTAAACGAGTGGGACGGTGAGAGCATGCCGCCTGATTTCGGACAAAACGGCGGCGCTGGTACAGGCGAGGGCGGCGAGAATAGTGGAACGCAAGAATTAGCGAACGTTATATCTCACATAACGCTATATAATAATACGCTTACGGTATACGGGACTGACGGCCTAGAAAACGGGCTTGTGTGTGTACCAGTCTCCCCTCAAACCTGGAAACCAGCGCTTAATAATACGAGCGAAGCAATTACAGGCGGGAACACGGGCGGCGGATCTGCAACAGGGACAGAAGCACAGCAGCAATTAGTTGAATTTGCGCGATCTTGCTTAGGTAAGTTTCAATACAGCCAGGGCGCGGGGCGGCTATCCCCTGAGACGTCAGGTTATACCGACTGTAGTGGCTTTTGTTGGTACTGCTATCAGAAAGTTTGCGGGCTTGAAATTGGTACCTGGACAGGTGCGCAAGCAGAACAAGGCCAACAGATAGCAACAGGCAGCGGCGGCAATCTACCAGAGGATAAAATGCAGCTTGCAGACCTCATTATATTTGGCTACGGATCTAATACGACTCACGTTGAAATGTATATAGGCAATAATCAATGTATTGGACACGGTAGCGGTCAGGGTCCGAAATTGCGAGAAGATGCGAATGCATATTGTGCTGGTAATTATAATTGGAATAGCTGGCAGATAAGACGATATGTTAATATCTAAGTTATGGGTAAGTTTTGGAACATAAATAAGGCGCTTTCTTACAATGCTAGCATTGTAATGGTAGCAGGCGCGCGTTCTATTGGTAAAACGTACACCACTCTTAAGCACTGTGTTAAACGCTTCATTAAACACGGCGAAGAATGCGTTTATATCAGGCGCTATGAACCAGAGTTAAGAGCGGTTAAAAAGTACGTATTTTCTGACGTTGCAACCGATGCAGAGTTTAAGGATTATGTTTTTAGACTGGTCGGATCCGAATACCAGATAGCGAAGCGCCCAAAAGAAAAGGAAAAGCCCGAATGGCAGACTTTTTGTTATTTGTTGATAGCCTCACGGTATCAAGACTATAAGGGTGTACCATTTCCAAAAGTTAAGTATATTGTCTGGGACGAATACCTACGAGAGAATAACAGACCACCCGGATATTTGGTTGATGAGGTAGGGGCGATATTGTCACTGCTTATTACGATCTCACGTAAAAGGCGCGATGTTACGTTTTTCTTGCTTACTAATTCATGTAATATCGTAAACCCGTTGTTTAGGTTTTTGCATATAAGCAATGAACCTAAAAAGGGTTACACGCAATACAAGCTAGGTAAAACGAAAGATGGCACCGATATTATATTATTGGTTGATTATGTGCCACCTGAAACTTTTAAAGACGAATCGCTGAATACAATCGGCGGTGCCATTGCTGACGGTACTAAGTACGGCGATTATATTACGGGTAACAAGTTTACTAATGCAACCGACAAATTCATATCTAAAAAGCCCTCGACTGCTAAGTATTGGTATGGGTTTAAGTTTAACGATTATGTGTTCGCCTGTTGGTATGATGCAAGTAGTTTTATTTACTTTATCAACGATAAAGTGCCGTCTGATAAGCAGGTAATCGCGCTCACTATTGATGATTATGACTTAAACATGATAGCGGTTGAAAATTCACGCGAGTTTATACGCACATTGAAAAGATTATACTTAAACGGGGTAGTACGGTTCGAAAGTCCTGTATTACGTGAGAATTATTTTAAGATGTGTAAATTGCTTAACTTGAGATAAAAGAAGAGCCCCTATTCGGGCTCTTCCTGGGCTTCTGTTTCCATGTTTTCTATTAGATAGTTCATTGCAATCATTAAGGCTTTATTTATTGCTTGTTCTGGTATTTGTACGCTGTCGGTTATACTAAGTTCTACACTTACAGTCTTTTGGTATCCATCTAAGGAATAGTTAATTATACGGTGCATGATTTACCCTTTCAACGTGTATCTCTTTAATATAGTAATTTTCTTTGTCTTTCAATTTTATGAGCCACTCAAAACATTCAAACTCTGTTTCATGATATGAAATAAATAATTCTAATTCATAATTGCCTTTATGAACACGCTCACCAAAAGCCTTTATTTTCCACATCTTTATCCCCTTCCCTTAACTGACACTTACAGTATAGCAGATATTTGCTATAATTAACAGTGTTATTTTTATTGCTTATTTTTATGGAAGTATTTTGGTTATGAATAATTGGAAGGTATGGGTATGGTTTGTTTTGTGTTGTGTTTGTTGGTGCCTGGTGGCGGGGTATGTGTTTTGGTGTGTTGAAATTGGTGGGTAAAAATTTGAGCTTGATTTGTGGCATGAATTATGGTAGTATTATTTGTGTAAGGAAAGGAGGGTAAAAATTTGAGCTTGATTTGTGGCATGAATTATGGTAGTATTATTTGTGTAAGGAAAGGAGGGTAAAAATTTGAGCTTGATTTGTGGCATGAATTATGGTAGTATTATTTGTGTAAGGAAAGGAGGGTAAAAATTTGAGCTTGATTTGTGGCATGAATTATGGTAGTATTATTTGTGTA